ACTGACCAGCCGTGCCGCCAGCAGGAACGCCGACGCCAGGAGCGCCGGCAGGGCCAGTCGCGCCAGCAGGGCCAGCAGGGCCGGGGGTGCCGACGGTCCCGGAGATGGTCCCGCCGATGAGGCTGTTGAAGGTGCCGTTGATGGTCGCCATGTTAAGCTTGGGTGATGGTCTCCTGAACCTGGACGCGGAAGATCGTCGAGTGGGTCACGGGGCCGCCGGGGAAAGTGAAGCGGATGTCCCAGCTGCCAAGGCCGAGCGACCAGTCCGAGGTGTCGCCGACGTAGGTCGTCGAAAACGACAGGCCTCCTGCGGCAATGGTCACGGCCATATCGTACTCGCGGCCACAGTGATCGCGAAGGGTCGAGGTGATCGTGGTCCCGGTGAGGGTGGCGGGTTCGCCTGCGCCAGGAATCCATACCCATGTGCAGGAGAAACTGTCGCCCCTAGAGAAAATGGTTGTATTAGCCATGGCGGTCTAAAACTGCGGGGGCGGGCATCCCGTCAAAGACCTTGGTTCAAGACAGGTTCTCGAACCACTCGATTTCCGTGACGGGGCTTGTTCCCCCGGTCCCTGCCTGCTGGCCTAGGTCGAAGGCGTCGATGATAATCGTGAAGGCGCTGCTGCTGGTCTGCACGGTAAGCCCGACCATGTCTTCGGGGTATGGGTCCACGAAGCCGGAGGCCAGGAAGTAATCCTCGATCGGAGCGGTCTGCTCGGAGAAGTAAATCTCAGGACCTCCCGACAAAACATTTCCGCGGATAAAGCCGTTTCCATCGATGGCTTTCATGAAGAAGGCCCCGGCTGGATACTCCTGATTATGGTCTCCGTAAACAGCGGTGACAGGCGTGGCGTTAGTATTGGTCACCACTCGGCGCGTGGACACCCATGTCCGGGTCTCGACGTCTACTCCGATGATGTAGCCCATCAGATGCGGGCGTAGTAATATTTCGCCGTGGTCGTGCCCAGCTTGATGCGGTCACCCCAAAGCGAGCCGGTGATGAACTGATTGAAAGATATGGTATTGCCTGTGCCCTCTGTGATTTCGCAGAGCAGGACATAGCCATAGTCGTCGTCATCGGTGAGCACCGTTGCGGAAGAGATGATTCGGGCCGTTTGATCAGAAGACACGGGGGAAGGGAATGCCTTCGTCGTTGGGTCCACGCCGCCCCGCAGATAGATATATGAATTCTTCGGAGAAGTCGCGCTGAAGTTCACCACACTGATAGGCCAGTCGGGAATGCCGGATGTCGTTCGGTCCAGAGGAATCCAGACTCCGTCTTCGAGGATTTCCGGGACTACGTTGTTGAGGATGCCAGGGATGACCTGATAGGTCCACGCAGAGCCTGCGGCGTCATAACTGAGGTTGAAGATCTGGAGAGGGTGCGTCCTGAATGCTTCCTGATTGAAAGCGGCGAATGGGTCTACGGTGTTGAGGGTGAAGCCGAATCCGCCAGAGTTGAATCCGTACCCGGAGCCTGGTTGAATCTTGCTCATGTGGCTTGGTAGACTTCTGCCGGGTAGCCTTCGCGGTTGAACCTCAGTTCATAATTCACCTTGAAGATGACCGGGACTCCAGAAGGATCGACGCAGTAGTCCTCGAAAGATACCTGGGAAAGCATCAGGGTCGGGCGCCCGGACCCTTTGACGGTTGCGGTCCATGACGTCCCGACGTGGTCAGGCAGCAGCTTGGTCCCGCTGAATGAGTTCGTAGTGCTGGTCTTGCCTACGGCGTTGCGTAGGTTTGTAACGACTGCGGCGTTCTTAGTGTAGATGTGGCCGGAGAAGGAAGTGGTCGGAGCGAGATACTGGTTCTTCCCGTAGAAGTATTGTTTTTCTGCGGTCGATGAATCAAGGAATCCGATGAAGCCTCCCGCGTTAGTGGCCGTTCCTTTGAAGTGAGCGCCTAAGACGCCGCCGACCTTGTAGTCCGGGTTAATCGTCGAGGCAGTGAAGGTCGTACCATTGCCGGCAATCGCGGCAGAGAAACCAGCAGCAGGGCCGAAGAAGTTGGGGTGGGTCGTGATGTGCTCAGAGGTCAGTCCGTGCGAGGCCGTCACGTTCGGGCGGGTGGTGGTTCCCACTGAGGACATGATGCCGACGTAGTCCGCTTCGACATGGTCAATGAGCAGGCTGTTCCGGGTCAGGGTAAACTTATGGACGAATAGGTCGGAATACTGCGGATGCACCTGACCGCCGACGATGGCCGTACCGCCTACCGTCTGGTCTAGCTGATAGATGCCCTTCGCGGTGAGCAGGCCGTAGCCGTCGGTCTCATAAGTCGAGCCGGCTTGCAGGAACTTTTCAGTGAGTGGGTTGCCTAGTTTGACGATTGCCATGATGGGATATGATTAGCGGGTAGCAGGGGTGACCGGGGTGCCGCCCTTCTCGGTCAGGTTGGCCGGGGTGCCTGGGGTTGTCTTGCTCGCGAGGATGCGCAGATACTCGACTTGCTGCTTGGCGAGTTCGGTCTGTTCGTGGATGGCGGAGACGACAGGGTTCTGGCCCACGCCGATCACGCTGCCGGACACCGAGGTCGCAGTGGTTGCTCCACTCTGTCCCTTAGTGTCGGCGGCCTTGTCCCTTTCGGTCTTCTGACCAGATTTGATTACGTCAAGGATGGCCTTTGCGCGATCGCCACTTGGGGTGGTAGACTCGGCAGCCGTCGGTTTGACGTTCCCGTCAGCGAGCCCGGACTTTACCGCGGCGAAACCTAAAGGAGTCAGGGGCATCATGTTAGTCACCGCGCTAGACGCAGCACCACCGATGCCGAACTTGTTAAGGATTCCGAACATGCCTGACGCAATGTCCTCGGCCACCTTGGAAGACCACTTATAGTAAGCATCATAGACCCCGAACAGATTCGCAATCATGACCTTCAACCCTGAGTTGAGACGGTCAACTCCGTCATTATAATCCCCAATCAACTTGAGGGTCTTTGCGTCCACGATCGGGGCGTTGGCGATGTCCCTCTGGAGCTTCTCGAAATTGCCAAGGAGGGGGATGATGTCGTTGCCAATCTTGTCCCCGAAGAGGGCCGTCGCGATGAGCAGGCGCTCGGAGTCATCTGAACTGTCAGCCATCGCCTGAGCAATGGCTATAAAGACGGACGTGGCGTCACCGCTTTTCAGTTGCTCCATCGAGATTCCTAATGCCTTGAACATCTCGACCTTCTTGCCCGTTCCGGCGGCGGCCTCGGCCATGTCCACGCGCAGCTGACGGGTCGCCTTAGCCAGGACAGAGATGGAGACGCCTGACATCTGCGCAGCATATGCCAATCGCTGAAACTGATCGGAGGACAAGCCTGAGCGGTCAACCTGGTCGGCGACTTCGCCTAGCTCGCGGAACGTCCCGGTGATGAGGTTCAGCGCCTTGTCGAAGAGGACGGCCCCCGCGAACATGCCGGTGAACTTCTTGATGATGTCGTCGCCCGCCTTCTTGAACGACTGGCCCAAGGTCTCGACGGACTTCTTCGCCCGACCCGTCACTTGCTCGACGTCGGACTTTCCCTTCAGTTCATATTCAAGTTTCTGGGACATGGGGCGGGGGGGTCTTTACCTCTGCGGAGGGGGCAACCTTTTCGAGACGCTCCTGCTCCTCCATGAAGGCCTCCTCGTCGGTCGTCAGGATCTTGTTCTCTGAGCCGTTCATAGATGCATAGGCGGCGTTGAACCAGATGGCCTGACACTCAGGCATTTCCCATGCCCGCTTCTCTTCGTGGCCGTGCTTGACCAGGGAGGCCACGACCATCAGGGGCCAAGGCACCCCGGCGTCGCCGGCGGTGTTGCCGTTCTTCTTGTTCGACTCCCAGAACTTCGGCCAAGCGCCGACGTGGGCATACTCCTGAAACCGTTCGCACTCGGTGAGGAACTTGCCGGGTCGCTCGCCAAGAGATTTGACCAGCCTAACTTCGGCCTTCGTCAGCTCGCCGATGGCTTCCTCGGCGCAGATCTTGACGGCCGTCATTAGGTCGAGCGGAGTCGGCTGTCGGCCTGACTCGTCAGCCAAGGGCGATTCTATGGCAAGCAAGCGAACCCGGTACTTGAGGCACCAGGGATACACTGCCTTCCCTAGGAAGGTGACCCTTGCCGGGTCAGTGAAAGCACGAAGGAATCTTCCGTCCACCCCTCCAGACTACCCCTTTCGCAGGGGAGTCAAAGAGCAAGGTTAGGCGAAGGAGATACCTTCGTAGTCAACCGCTTCGACGGAGACGGAGCAGAAACCCTTATTGACCGATTTCTCGTCTACCTTGACCACTACGCCCACGAAGTTGGTCGAAGCCGTGCCGGAGGGGTAAGCCGAAGAGGTGTTGGTCGTGAAGGTCAGTGTCGAGCCGAGGGTCGGAACCGTTCCAGTCTTGCAGATGCCGTCCACCGAGAGGGTCGTCTTGCGATCGTCCAGGCGATGGGTGACCGTGAGGCCTGCCTCGTTCTGGACAGTGTCCTCGTTGTTGAAGCCCGCCGAGACGGAGAAGGACTGCACGAACAAATTAGCCACGGTGCCAGAGCCGATGCCGTAGATGCAGGAAGTGCCGTTGAGGATAGCAGCCATAGTCTTTGAAACTGCGGGAACGGGCAACCCTTACGGCTGCGGGTTCACGACCACGAAGACGTCGAAGCTCAGGACCGACGCCCAGGAGCGGTCGTCTCGGCCTTCGTCCTCAGACTCAGGGGTCACGTCATAGCAGAGCGCGTCGCCCCCTGCCACGAAGGCGGCCTTGATCGCGGAGATGTCAGCCATCGCCCCGGCCACGGCGGCCACGCGGGCACGGTGGGCGGTCAGGGTCGTGTCGTCGGCATTAGAGAAGATGGTCACGCGGACCGAGCAATGGAAGTTGCCAAGGCCTTCGGGCAGTTCGGCCGGAGCCCTGGCGGCATCGCATAGGACCACGCACTTGGGGAGTACGTTGATCTCGGCGTTGTCGCCAGTGTAGACGGCCACGCCGGCAAGGCCCGACTCGGCTGTCAGGTAGGTGTCGAGGACGCCCTCGGTGATGTGTCGGACAGAGATGGTTCCCATAGAGTTGTTAGCGTTTGCCGCGGTTGAACTTTTCCTTCTGCGCTTGGAGCATGTTCTCCAGCATGGCCGGCATCTGCTTGACGCGGTTGCCGTAGACTAGGTTCTTCGTGTCCGCGTCGGTTGCAATAAAGTCAGTATCGCCAATGCGGTTCCCGAGGGTTATCTCGATTATGAGCTGGTCCACCTGACGCATGGACATCTGGACATAGCCATCGCTCTTGGCGTGGCGCTTGATCCAGAGAGGAATCCCGGAGCGGCCTGAGTTCTTTCGGGAGGCAGGGCCTGAGAGCTTGGTCGGCTTCGGCAGCTTGTTCAGGGTATCGACCCAGCCTGCCTTGATGCGGCCGACCATCTTGATGCGCTGCTTGATGTAGGCTTCCAGGACGCCGTCCTTGACCACGGCCCTCTGCCAGAACTCGATGCCCGGTCCGCCGTTCTTGACGATGCGTCCGCCGAAGCGCTTGCGGGCGGTCTCGTGAATCTGGCGGACTTGCTCCGCGCTCTCGACGATGGGTCGGTTGAAGATGTTCGAAGCCTCCTCCTGCCCGATCTTGCCGAAGTAGTTCTTCAGCTTCTTGAACCCCTTCTCAGTACCGAAGCCGTTCCCGAACATGCGGGACCAAAGGCCGTTTCCGGCGAAGAGCTCAGAGTTGTCCGCGGCGAGTTTCCAGAACTTGGCCGGGTTGTTCATGTAGGACGCCGTGCCCAGTTTGCGGAAGAGGCGGCCGCGGCGGGCTCGGGTGCTCCCCGAACGTTCGCCGACCATGACCGACTTCACGTCCTTCTGGATAGCCAGTTCGCCGATCTTCTTTGCATCCTTGCTCATGCCATCGCCGCCGGCCTTGATGATAGGCGGGGTGAAGATCATGGAGTCTCGGCAGCACAAGGCGCCTTGCTCCAGGAATACGTCGCGCATGCCGTCCCCGCTTCCTTTGCTGAAGGCCTTGATGGCGGCCATGAACTCGTCACGGCTGCGGGGGACGATGCCGCCCTGAATCATTGGTCGGCGTCGATGACGACGAGGGTAATCCAAGCCGACGCGGGCTTGTAGGTCTGGCTGTTAATGCGGACGACCTTGCCTCCGACCGTCAGGCGCTTGCCGATACCAAGTCCGGCGACGGGTACCCCTGCCGCTAGGGTAGGACCAGATGCCCCAATAGACCCATCTGGCAGGCTCCAGGAGGCCGTTACAGCGGGGAGCCTTACCGTGTACTGGGTCCGCTCACAATAACCCCCTGCCTCTAGGACGGTCGTGTAGGCGGGTTCGGAGATAAGGCAGGAGAAGGTCAACGCCCCGCCGGCGGTCGAACCAGGGATACCTAGGTCCGCCACGATTTCCTTGGCATCGGGTTGGAACTCAGGATACAGGCTCATAAATCTGCAAGGGTGGGCAAAAAAAAGACCCCCATTTCTGGGGGTCTAGTTTCGTGGGGCTTTAAGCCCCGGCGATTACGGGTTGTAGACCGCGGCGATCGTGCCGTTCGTGACCGCCTTGTTCGCGCCGAACATGAGTTCAGCCGAGGCGACCAGGTTACGGGTGCTCTTGTCGGCCCAGACGTTGTAGTAGATGCTCATGCCGAGGCCTTCCAGGGCGACGACTTCCGAGACGAGCATGCCGTCGCGGACGTGGTCGAGGGAAGGTGCGGCGGCCGCGAGCGCCACGGCCTCAGGCGCACAGGCGAAGCCGGCCAACTTCAGTTCGGACGGGAACTGGGAAGCGTAGAAGACGCCACCGTCGAAACCGTAAGCACCTTCGGAGAGGGGCAGGGAGGTCGTGCTGGTCGGGATGAGCTGGCTGTAGATGCCAGGGTTCACGATCAGGGCCTTGCGGCCGGCCTTGCTGACACCGGCCCAGAGAGCCTTGAGCTGAGCGGAGCCCGGGGTGACGGCGCTGTCGGCAGCAGTCACGGCGGCGGCGCCGAAGTTGGCGACGGTGATGGGGGCGGTAGCGAGGGCCCAGATCTTGTCGGCGAGGGCGTCGAGGTTGATCTTCACGAGACGCTCCAGACGGATGGAGTTCTGGATGTCAGCGTAGCCGAGACCGAAGGGCTGATAGACGTGGTCGAGGGCGACCGAGGTGGCCGAGAGGGTCGTGCCGCCGATGACGTTGAAGGCCGAAGGGTTGACCTGGGTGGCGGCCGTGGCGGAAGCGATGGCGACCTGGATGGTGTCGTTCGGCTTCTTGACGTCGGTGGAGAAGTCGGTCGAGAAGTTGCGGAGCGCGGCGAGGCGGTTCGCGAGGATGGTCTGGGACTGGGCGGCGAGGGTATCGACGATCAGCTGAGCAGCGATGGTGTTGGACATATTAGTTTAGGAGAGAGAGGGGGTTGAGGGGGAAAGTTTATTTGGAGGCCTTAAAGATGGCCGCCCGGTTCTTCTTCAGGAACTCGGTGCGCTCCTTGCTGAAAGGCATGGCGGCGTACTGTTCAGCGATCTCGGCATCGGTAGCACGGACCGGGCTGTCGCCCTGAGGAAGGTCGATGGGGGAAACGCCGACCTTGGCGACGATGGTCGCGGCTTCGGCGCTGGCGCTGACCTGGACGGCCGAAAGTTCGGCGACCTTGGCGGTAAGTTCTTCGACCTGTTTCGCGGAGGCGGAGAGGAGGCCTTCCAGCTCGACGAGCTTGGAGTCCTTGGCCGAGGCTTCGACCTTGAGGGCTTCGACTTCCGAGGAAGCGCCGACGGTCAGCTTCTCCACAGTGGCGCGGAGATCGTCACGTTCGGCAGAGGCGGAGGCAACGAGGGCCTCGGCGGCGGCGAGTTTTTCTTCGATGGTCATGGTCTTAAAGATTGCGGATGCGGGCAACTGGCAGGGTCAGAAAGTAGCGATGGCTTCTCGGAGATTCTGGACGATGCCGGTGACCAGACCCTTGGCGGCGGCTTCGCGGCCGGTGAAGACCTGACCTTCCATGTCTTCGTCACGGACGAAGCGGCGCTTGCGTCGGACGCTCTCGCGGAACTCATCGCGGGTAGACTCGACCGAGGCCTGAAGGTAAGCGCGTTGCTCGGCGGTAAGGGGAAGGCCTTCGGCGCCGGCGGCCTTGTGGATGCCCGCGGCGATTACCTCAAACTTGATGCCCTGGGCGGCGTAGTACTCTTCGAGATTAGGGATGACCATGTAGACCCCGATGCTCCCGATTTGCGAGCTGCCCGTCACGGTGAACTCATCCGCCTGACTTCCGATCCAGTAGGCGGCGCTGGCGGCCATGTTGTCGGAGAAGGCACGGGTCGGCTTCTTGTAGCCGGCGACCATGTCGGCCAGTTCCTGAACGCCCGTCACGGTTCCGCCCGGGGAATTGATGGCGAGCAGGACGCGGTCCACGGCCGGGTTGTCCTGGGCTTCTTCCAGCCAGCCGGCGATGACGTCAACGTCAGCCCCGCCCATGAGTCGCTCGATGGGACTGAGGCCCTTCCCGATAGGGCCTGACACTGGGATGACTGCGGTCGTGCCGACGACGTAGGGCTTGGGGGCTTCGCCGAAGAGCTGCGAGATCATGTCTCCGAGGCCTGCGGCCTTGGACGCTTCGACGTAGTCCTTCGCGCGGACCGGGTTGATGAGCAAGGGCTCTAGGCCGCGGAGGCCGTTGGAAAGAAAACGCATGTTAGGGATTGGAAGGGGGAGGGGTCGGGAGGTCGAGATTCTCAGCCACGTCGGAAGGAGTCTGGCTGGAAGCCTGACCTTGCTGGAGCCAGTTGAAGCCGGGCTTGTAGAGCATCCAGACCGGGAGGCCTGCCTGCTTGGCGAGGCCGACGATGTAGTTCATATCCTGAGCTCGCTTCTCCATCTCCTGGCGGAAGTCGAGACCACGCTGCGCGTAGAGCTCAGACATCGAGAGGAGGCCCATCTCCACGTCGTTGCGGTCGTTGGCGGCGTCACGTCCGCCGTCCACGGTCACGCTCTTCGGAGTGGTCCACGAAGTCTCGTACCACTTCGGGTCGTCAGGGATCTCACCCTTGGCGATACCGTCTGCGATGATGTAGTCCCAAGTGGGCTGACAGAAGCGCTCGATGATGATGTTCTGATACTTGCCGAAGACACGCGCGGCCTTGGCGGTGACGAGTCGAATGGACGCTCCGCCCAGGGCCTGAGGATTGGCGACGAACTCGAAAGGCAGGCAGCCATAGTTCACGTCCCTCTGGAGCTCAGTGATGAATCCCTGGAACGTTTGGTTCGGGCGTCGGCTCTCCTGCATTTCCAGCTTCTCGTTGGGTTCCAAAACGAGGAGCTTTCCGCCGGCCTGTTCGACGATGCCTGAATAGCATCGGTCACCGCCACCGAGTTCGGCGGCCATGTTATCGTCGATAAAGCCTCCTGCCTTGTTGAGCACACGGGTCACCTCTGACTGGTCCTTAACTGCCCTGGTCTCGGCTTGGAGGATCTCGTCGATATCGGTCAGGCTGTTGACCGAATGCTGAAGCAATGGGGTGCCACGCGCGGCGCTCGACGACGTGAAGTCAACGATGTGCATCATCGCGTTGGCGAGCACCTGACGGCTGGAGTTGTTGGAGCGGTAGACCCAATAAGCCACGACCTCTCCGAAGTCTCCGAACTCTACGCCGTCCCAGACTCGCTCCGGGCGGTCACGGTCGGCAGGGTCCCCGACGCGGTGGGCCTCGATGAGCTGGATCTTCGCTTCGTCCCGGGCGTTGCGTACCTTGGCCACGAACATATCACCGTCTCGGATGAGCGAGCGCACGGCGATGCCCTGGCACTGGTAGAACGACAGGCGGTTGGTGACGTCGATGCGCTTACCCTTCTCGGCGAAGTATTCTTCGTAGGCGCGCGCGGCCTCAGGGGTGCTCGCGTGGGACTGCGGCTTGATGCCGTCGCCCGACGTGTAGAGCACCATATCGTTGAGGATGGCGTTGTAGAGGCCGTAGTTGCGTTCGGCATGGCGGCACTTCTTCACCATGATGTTCCGATCGCGGGAAGACATCTCGCGGCGGGCGTCCACATTGGCGCCCATGTAAATGATTTGGCGGCCGTTGCTCTGGGTCACGCTCTCCCATCGCGGGCCTGAAGGATAGCCTCCGCCACCGTTCGCCGAGGACTGCGGCTTAGGCGTGCCGGTTCCTGCCGTGGGCAGTTTCTTCGGCGCCTTGGCGGCGGTGCTAGGGGTGGTCTTCTTGCGAGACTTAGAGGCCATAGTTAGAGTCGTTGTTTCGGTTGTCGTAGCGGACGTTAATCACGTTGCGACGGCGGCCGTACTTGGCAGGGTCCAGCTGAGACAGCGCGGCCAGGGCCTCGGCAAGCATCTCCTTGGGGGGCAACGCGAAGCTCTTCGTGGCGGAGCTCGACGAGTCGGCGTAGGACATGAGGACCTTGCCCTCCATGATCATCGAGACTGCCTTGGCCTTGATAGCCAGCAGCTCGTCTTCCGAAAGTCCGATGAACAATCCTTGCATAAATCTGCGGGCCTAGGCAACGGATGGGAGAAACGGCCCCGGCCCTATGCCCCCGCCGGCGCACATTCCGGCAGCGTACCAGGACCGTTTCTCTTGCCGTCACTGTGAGTCCCCTCCGTCCTTTTGCAAGTCGTCAGCCGTAGCCTCGCGGCCGACCACGCCCCAGCGCACGGCGACCAGGAGCGCGAGGATTTCGCAGTCGAGGGCGTGGTTGTCCTTCTTGCCCTGAGGCATCAGCCAGGTCGCTTTGCCAGTCCGACGGTCACGGACACGCACCTCCGAGTTGAGCTGTTCCACATACTCAGGCGATGCATCGCGTGCGAATGTGAAAACCTTCCTCGCCCGGAGCCCGTGCAGGAGGTCCTTGGCTGGGACGTTGGCAAAGGAAATGAGCCAAGCGCGTTGAGGAACGCCGGGCACCATGACCGCCTGCTTCTCGGAATAGAATCGTCGGACGGTGTTCCCGTCTCGGTCGCTTACGGAGAAAGAATCTTGGCCTGAACCCTTGGAGCACTTCCATCCGCGGAGCGCCGTCTGTCTGTAGACCTCTTGGGTCTGGTCACCTGAGTCCACTAGGCAGAGGGCCTTATGGCATCCGTGGGCCTTGACGAAGGCGCCCAGGTCCTGCCACGTCTCCACCTTGGCGAAGGCCTTCAGGCGACTATGCCCGGTCTTCGCGAACCGACGGACGACCGCGTAGAAGAAGCCGCGCTGCACGTCGATGCCGCAGACACGGAAAGGGATGCTCCCGTCAGGCGCTCCCTCCTTATCGACGACCTTGCCCGACGGCGTGATCACGGCCTCGCCTTCCCATTCGTCTTCCATCGCGTAGTCGGCCGACTCGCTGGAGACTACCATGCTCCCGCCATCATCGCTCCAGGGAATGGCGAGATACTTCATCTTGAACTGCTTCCTCAATTCCTCATCGGAGTAGGTATCGCTAGCCTCCTTAGCCTTGAGCATATCCACGGCCAGAGATCCCCAGCTGGTTGACGCGAGGGCGTTGACGTGCGTCCCGACCCAGCCGGTCTTCTGAGGTTGCGCCGTCTGCACGAACTGTGCGCCGTTCTCCACGGCGTTGCATTCGATACGCGTCTCGTTCGTGTCAGGCAATCGTCGCTTGCACCCTGCGCATTCGTAGGTCGTGTTCTGCTCTACCATCAGGTGGTCCCATCCTGCCGGGCTTTTCGCCTCCTCCGGGAAACGGATGTAAGACCAGTCCCAGGGCTGGAGCTTGCGGCAGTCCGCGTGCGGGCAGACGAAGTTCCACTCGTGCCGCGTCGTCATCATCCAGATGTTATCGAGGTCGCCGCCCACGATGCCGGCCTGCGAGAGATAGAGTTTCTTGGCCGTCCATTCGTAAGCCTTGGTTCGGGCCATCGACTGCGCCACGGCCCCCTTCTTCCACAGCCAGATTTCGTCTCCGATGACGTACCGCGTCGAGATGCGCTGCAGGTCCTTCTCGGTCGTGGCCGAGTTGTTGTATACGATTGTGCCGTCCGCGAAGTCGATGATGTCGCCCTTTGCGTTGTCGTTCGGCGAGATGTGCCGACGCACGTCATCGACGAGATTGAACATCGGCCGAAGGTAACGGATAGTAAAGTCCGCCGCGTTGACCTGGTTATCCATGTAGATGACCATGTTCCCTCGGTCGTTCGCCATCAGGTAAGTCGCGGCCAGTCGGGCCTTGAGGGTCTTGCCAGTCTGAATCGACCAGAGGTCCACCATTGTCCGGGTCGAAGGGTCTAGGAAGAGGCGCAGGCTTTCCGCGATCCACGGCCAGCGCTTCGGGTTGTATCCTCCGGCGAACGCTCCCGCGGGGACGCGCGTGATGTTCCGTCCAAGCCACGCCACCGGGTCGGCGTTGTCGGGCGGCGTCAAGGCCTCGCGGCCGATGGCGATCAGGTCGGCTCGGTTCATCAGTCGAGGTCGATGCCCTGACGCTTGAGCATCAGATAAAGTTGGTCCGAGATTTCCGACCACTTGCGCCGCTTATCCTGGAACGGACGCGAAGGCTTAGGCATCGGCTTGCGCTTGGCCGCCGGCTTCCGCTTGCGCTTAGGCATCGGCTCCTCCGCTCAGTTTCTCGCGCACCTTGCGGACATAGGCCTGAAGCACGGCGATGGCCTTGGGCGGGTCGTTCGGATTGCAGGCCTCGCCCACCTCGCTCGGCATCCGCTCCATCGCCTCCAGCCATTCGCCCGTCAGCTGAAGCATCGCCTCCTTCGCCTCGGAGGCCTTGATGTATTCGCGGGCCATGATCGCACGACGCTCGGCCTCGGCTTCCAAGTCGATCAGCTTGGCCGTCGCCTGGTTGTACTGCGTGTGGTACTTCGCTTGGTCACGGTCGCCCGTTTCCATCGCCGCCTGCCAGACGTCTCGCGCTCGGCTGACCAGGACATTCTGCCGATGGATGCGCTGCTGGATCGTGCCGTCATCCAAGGACGTCGGCTCGGCCGGCACCGGCGCCGCCGCAGCGCGAGCAGCCGCCCTCGCTTCCCGCCACGCCACAGCCTCGGCCACGCTGGTCGTCGGCATGCCTTCGCGTCGAAGGACGCCCACGCGCTGGACGCTCACGCCGAGCGCCGCGGCTAAAGCGGCCGTAGTCAGGACTTCAGGCTGGCTCATTTAAACAGGGGATTCGTGTCAACGAGACACCCTTGTTTTCAGGGCGGTGGCAGGCCA